ACTTCTCTACGCTGCCCTCTGCCATCCTTACATTTTTACCATCACTCCACGCATTTGGGGGTAAAGTATAAGAAGGCTGATCTTTTATTATTCCTATTGAGCCAAGCCCAGTAATCAAAGGCATCAGTATTCACTCGCTTCAAAATTTTTATCAATTCTTTCTTCATTTTCTTTATTTTCTTTTTGTACTTGTTCCCCTTGACAGCAATCACCGTCCATTATCCTTCCGCATTTCATACATTGGTATTTGCCCTGAATCATTATTTCTTCATCACATCCGCAAGCTATGCATTTCATTTACTTAAACCTATCCAGGCGGCGGCGGCTCCTAAAGCTGTAGCTATAGCAGTCCCAATCCCTTGCACGGTTTTTATTTTAGTATCTATCCGGTCTACTCTCGTATGAACTCTTTTTATAGTTTCTTCATTTCCTTCAACCTCATATTTAAAATGAGCTAACAACTCATCAATTCTTTTGAATCTTAGTTTTTCTAGCTCTTCGTGGTTAGCAAACTTCTCATTTATAAATTCCTTTAAGTCACTATTTGAATTTTTAAGTGGCATTACAAAAACTTCCTCCAGCAAATCCGTATCCAACTACCATTTGAATTAGTATAATTACCAACACGAAGTAGATCCTCTCTTTCATTTATACTAACTTCGGGCCATTCGCCCACATAGTCAGTGAATACCTAACACCTTCTGTAAGTTCAGTAGCACGATGCCATTCAGTAGAATCAAACACTAAAATGCTTCCCTGATCTTGTATTGGAGGCTCCTCCGATTCCCTCATACCATTAAATAGTTGAAACTTTCCACCTTCATAATCTTCTGGCTTTGATAACTGTATCATTGCTGTTAATTTTCTGATTGGCTTATCTTCATTTCGTATCGTATCTGTATGCCAACCATAAAAACAGTTCTTATCGTACTTTGCTAGTTGTACTGCTTCATACCCGTTTAAAATAAAGTTAAAATGGCAATTAAGTTCTAACGTATATGACCATAAAGCTCTGACCAAAAGATTATTAGATTCTGTTATCCAGCGTATTTTATTATTTCTATAATCTAATTCTGGATAATTGCTTTTTTCGATTTTCCCTTCAGTAAATTCAGAGTCCTTATATTTATCAATAAACTCATCGCAATCTTTTTTACTAATAGCTTGATTAACATAATAGTATCTATTCAATGACCACCTCATCCCAGCCAATTTTTTCTTCATTCCATATTTGTAAGGTTGTTTTTGTAAATTCTGGGCATTCGACAGGAGCCTCCCAATAACCTTTTTCAATGTTCCAAGTCCAAGAAGGAAATGGTTGTGTAGGAATAAAAGCATCTTGATCTTTGTCGTATTTGTGTCCTATACCAGCATAATTTTTTCTAAAATTTCCATTGTACGAAGTTTGTACCCATAAAGAATGACCAAAAAGTTCTTTCAAGAAATCAATGCCCAGTTGTTCAACCTCTTTGCCGTCTTTTGTCATTACTTCGTTATCCACAACAATAACTCTTGTGACTATATTATTTTTATCAATCTCTGCGAAGTGTGCCATTAGCCTGTATAGCTCCCAGTTCCAGTCCACGTTACTATTGTGTCTGAACCATCTGTCGCTACCGTTGACGTTCCAGTTTTAGTTCCAGTATAACTAGCAGTTGGGATTCTAAGGATTACACAACCAGAACCTCCTGAAGAACCTCCAGACGATGCTGGATGTGCTGGGTAATACCACGTTGTTCCCCCTGCCCCACCGCCAGTATTTGTTCCACCATTGCTAGCAGCATCCGAAGTTATTGCAGAACCTCCTGCCGATCCTGATGCAGCAGTGGTGTATTGCATCCCATATCCTCCACCGCCAATACCACCATTTGCAGGGTAGCCCGGACTATGGGAAGCAGTACCTCCCCCTCCACCCCAATACCACCATTTGCAGGGTAGCCCGGACTATGGGAAGCAGTACCTCCCCCTCCACCCCAATAATAATTATTTGTGTCGATGTTTACTTGAAATCCTGCACCTCCGTGTCCATTAGGTGTGTAATTTGGGCCACAAGAAATACCTACTGCCCCGGTTCCACCACCGCCGCCGCCGGGATATCTTGTAGGTACAGCCCCTCCTGAATCTCCACCTGCATACCCCTGATTGGCTGTGCCAGCAGCACCGGGAGTCCCAGAATTTCCGAAGCCACCCCCTCCGCATCCACCAATAGTAGGCCCAACTGTAATTGGCCCATTATAAGATGCCGCACCACCACCTAAACTAATAAGACTTACGCCAGTACCTACAATTGAAGAAGACGGAGCAATTACAGATCGAACATTGTTGCCAGCACCAACTGTGATGGTATAGACAACTCCATACGCAAGACTTACTTGAGATTCTGATGAGCCGCCACCTCCTGATCCACCAGCCCAACTTGTTCGTAGTCCTCCTGCACCTCCTCCTGAATTCATATGACCATAACCAAGATTATTACCTGATCCACCTCCACCAACAATTAAGAAGTGAGCATTATAAGGAGGGGGAGTATGTACCCAAGTAGCACCCCCTATTGATGTAACCTCCGAAGCGGTAGTTCCGTTATATGTTGCAATATCATCTTCGGCAACGCCATTAATTGTTGCTAAATCTGGCATAATTATCTCCTATGCTAAAGTAACGTAATCAGGTGACGGATTAAAATATATCATATCAGCGTGAACTGCGAATCCAACCGTTCTGACAACGTCACCAGAGCCAGAAGGTTTAGTTTCTGTAATTGCACCCAAAGTTCCACTCACATAAAGAGGTACTCCAATCGTCCAAGCCCAAGTATCGTCCCTTACAAAACTACAGGGCAAGGCTACATTCATAGCTTGCGTATCTGTTTTTGCTTCCAATGCAATACCCAGTAAATTAATAGAAGTACCTGTAGCATCTGAATCAGCTTCTAGCCACTTTCCACCACTACCCATATAAACTAAATCCATTATTGTTGAGGAATATCCTGACGCAAAAGTATTTGTCTGTGGGCCATTAGCCGTATGATCTGTGTCTGGAGAACCATCAAGCGATAAAGCACCATCTTTCCCAACAGCAAGATGCTCAGCGTCAATACTGGCTGCTGCGTAATGTTCCGAATCTATAGCATCATCAGCAATATGGGCGTTGTCTATAGAACCATCTGCATAGTGTTCAGAATCTATTGCATCATCTGCTATGTGGGCGTTGTCTATAGAACCATCTGTATAATGCTCACTATCAATAGCATCATCAGCAATCTTAGTTCCATCAACACAATCTGCTGATAGATGAGCAAGATCAATACTTCCATCTGCATAGTGTTCTGAATCTATAGCGTCATCAGCTATATGAGCATTGTCTATACTTCCATCCGCATAATGTTCCGAATCTATAGCATCATCAGCTATATGGGCGTTATCTATACTTCCATCAACATAGGCATCCGAATCAATAGACTCATCAGCAATTTTGACAGCCCCACCACTTGCTCTTGTATAGTTTACGCAGTGAACCTGATTAGCGGCTGTTGCAAAAAACTCAGCAACATCTCCAGCCACAGTTGTAATACTTGCCTCACCCGGTAAATCCAAGTTGGTAGCATGATGAGTCATTACCAATGCCCCAGCAAACTGAACAAAGAAATGTCTGCCAACTGAAACAGTGAAAGCAGAAAAACCTGTGGTTCCTGTCACAATATAATATAAATCCCCATCTGGAATAACCGTTGGAGAAGCGGAAGCTACATCACTTCCTTTTCCTCCGTCTACTGCTGTAAAACTTAAAACACCACTAGCATTTGTTTGAAGTACCTGTCCTGCCGTACCATCAGCAGTTGGTAACGTAAATGTGGCCGCCCCACCGCTAGTGGATTTGATTGCATCGACCGCTAAAGTTGAGGCCATAATTCTACTCCTTAGTTAAATTAAATAATTTGTAATACACCGTCACCAGCAATTGTCCATGTATAAGTATCGTTGACAGTAATCTGTCCCATCAAAAACATATTCTTTAATGCTGCCGTTGTAACTGTTGCATCAGCAGTAATCGTATTAGGATTGCTGTAAAAACCACCATTAGCTAATGAAACATTGCTCAAAGTATACGCTTGTAATTCTAAATTTCCTCCCAACTGGGGGGAGGTGTCATCCACGACATTACTAATTCCTGCCGTAGATGAAGTAACCGCAACAAATGTACTAGTGCCAGCGTTATAAACCTTTAATATATTATTCCCTGTATCAAACCATAAATCACCTGCTGTCAAAGCAGAACTAGGAGCCGATGCAGAAATCTTATATTCTTCTGCATACCTATCGACATCATCAATTGAAGCACCTACCGTATTTACGTTGGCAATTGATCCACCCACATTATTAACATTAGTAATAGCATTGGATACGGTTTCCATATCATCAATTACACCTGATGCACCCAACAAATCCATATCAGTGATTACGGCTGGTATAGCTAAAAGTGCCATATCAGCAACTGCTGCTGCTGTACCGAGTCTCCCAATCTCTGTTGTCTGTCCAGCTACAACACCAATGTCAACACCATCCGCAGCAACTACTCCAATGTCTGAAGCATCTGCCGCCACTGTTGTTACATCACTTGAAATCCCTGCTACCGTAGTTACATTAGCAGATATTCCTGCAACAGTAGTCGTGTTAGCAGAAATGCCTGCAACCGTAGTTACGTTGGCAGAAATTCCTGCAACCGTATTTACATTAGCAATATTAGTTGCGACTATATTAGTGTCACCTTCCTTCGCAATTATCTTGTGATAAGTATAAGTATTAAGAGTAACTGTAGAAATAACATGCATCCCCAGAGTATCTGCAATCGTTGTACTCTGATATGTAGAAGGAATACCAGTGATGGTAACAGTTGAAGCACCCAATGTGCGTCCTGTAGTAGTTACACCAGAACCATTTACTACCAATCCACCTGCATTAGCTATAGATACTACTGTGCCTGCTCCATCATCTGGGTCAGGGTTAGTATTAGGGAATGATTGATCGTCAGCAATCGCATGGAAACCACCCACATCATTAACAAGTGAAACAATATCATCCCTTACCGCCTTGGATGTAGGTATAGCTTCATCGGTACTTGAAAGTGTAGTCTCAAGAGTTACCTCTTCCCAGTTACCTGAACCTGCGGCAACTCTTCCAAGAACTTTATTGGTTGCAGATGCGTCTACTATCTTCGGAAGTGTTACATTTGAATCAAGTATCTTTGCAGTAATAACTTGGTCAGCACCTATATGTGCAGAATCAATACTGGCATCTGTGTAGTGTTCTGAATCAACTGCATTATCAGCTAACTTAGTTCCATCAACACAATCTGCTGATAAATGAGCAAGATCAATACTACCATCTGCATAATGCTCAGAATCAATTGCATCATCTGCTATGTGTGCGTTGTCTATACTTCCGTCTGCATAATGCTCTGAATCAATAGCATCATCAGCTATGTGGGCATTGTCTATACTTCCATCCACATAATGTTCCGAATCAATAGCATCATCTGCTATGTGAGCGTTGTCTATACTTCCGTCTACATAATGTTCCGAATCAATAGCATCATCTGCTATGTGTGCATTATCTATGCTACCATCCACATAATGTTCCGAATCAATTGCGTTATCAGCTATCTTTGTTCCGTCAACAGCATCAGCAGCCAAGTCTGCCGTACTGACATGACCTGCTGCTTCTGCAGCATCAAGACGAACATCCTGTGCGTTTGATTCAGTTACTAGCTGATCAAACTCAGCATCCATCTTGGTAGCACTTATAAGTACTGGAGGGACAGCATCCCTGTCAGTCTCAAAATCACTTAATCTAGATAGTGTTCCCATAATTTATTTCCTTAATCGTTTGCCTTATGTCCAGAAGGTACATATTTAACACCATAGAATGCAATACTGATATCAGTCTTGTGATCTGCGGTGAATGAAAATTTAACTGCTCTACCCATACCTATCATTGGTATTAATACCTTGTTTACATCTGGGAAATCCCAGTATGCAGCCCCCCATTCAACATCTCCCCACTTGGATGGCGTGGTCTGTAAATAAAATGTACTGTAAGGTGTGGATTCAAAATCAAAGAATGTTTCAAGCTTGAATGTTCCTGCAGCTCCAGATCCCTTGAACTGAAAATACTTAAATATCTTTTTAATACCTATATTGTTGAGCCATAACCAAGGAGTATCCCATCTCCAATTTACATTTGTATTGTCTCCACCATCAGCATAAACATCTACGTTAGTAGCACTCTGGTATTCCTTGTATACCCTTCCATTTGCACCACCACTTAATATGTCACCATCTGGTGTGCGAACAGATTGATATGTTGTAATATCACGGTCTTCCATCCATGCTTTAATAGAATAATCATAAACATAACGTCTTGATATGGATGGTATGTTTATCCAAAATTCATTATGGATCTTATTATTAACAACATTAACTTCATCTGGATTGGCTACCGCCTTGAGCAACGGATTAATCCTATCCCTTATATTATCTGATAGTTTCTTTGTTCGTAAACCCTGAATGATTAACTCTGCCTTAACAGAATTTACCCCTTCAGGTTCTACCAAGTAGTTATCCAGACCAACCTCATCCATTGCCCTGTGTCCCATGAGTCCAGTATTGTAAACAATCTTGTCTATCGCAATATCATTAAACACAGCAGGAACTGAATAAGTAACTATGTGATTTCTTAATCCAACAATAAGCTTACCTGATTGACCAAGTCTGCCAAGACCTGTAATAGCATCACCACGTGCCAATACACCTGCCAGATCAATGTCTACAAAATCTGATGATGTAGTCCAGTCATCTTCATCATCTACAGCACTTCCTGTAAACTTTGTATCCCTTCCCGGCACACCTGATATCCATAAACGACTGTTAAGAGCTATTATATATTTACCCTTCGGTGGTATATCAGCAAGATCCGTTACATGCCAAGCAGTGTTAGCGGTAGGTACAACAGCACCATCATTTAACGATCCAGTTGTCTCAGTATAATTTGCACCTATAGCTAACGGTGAAGCAGTCTGTAACTTTAACGCACCTGATACAGTATGATGATATACGTTGTAACCAGTAGCACCCACTATTGATAATGGTGATGTAACTGTTAATACATTGTTAATTGCTATAACTTGGGTTGCTTCTTCGCTTGGAATACTTTCTCCGTTTGCCGTTATATAAGTTACAGCTACATAATAAGTACGCCCTGCTTTGGTTCCAGAAGCAGAAGTTCCTGTAGTAGGAGTCGCAGGCTTAGGCATATAACCATACTTAAATGGATTGTCTGTACCATTTGACATGCACAGCTTTGTGCGAAACATTGTCCAGTTCAATGGATAAGCTGCGGTTAATCCTGTTTTTATTACTGTAGAAAAACCACCAGTTGTAGAACTATATCTCAATAACCTAGTATCAGCCTGTACCAATACTTCAAACGTATCAGGATAGTCACCCTCATAGATCATCAATGAATCTATTTTTGGGCCTGCACTGTCCAGTTTAAATATTATGTCTTGCGTAGTATCAGCCGCCCAACCACTACCAACAGTATTCGTAGCAAAAGCATTACTCCCATGAGTAGGAGAGGAAGAATCAGTACCTATACGCACGTAATTACTGGCATCACCAGAATTGTACTCAAGAAAAATAGCAAAATTCCCAGCA